TATTGCTTTAACTATTATTCCGTACAACTTATACAAGTGCTGGAAATGTTGTGCGGGCCATTGCAAAAGGTGACGGAATAATAGTTAAAGCAATAGATAGTTGGCAGACTAAGTTTATAGATGAAGTAGATAACTATTTTGATAAAGACAATTATTTAAGTGGCACATATTTTTATAAAACAGGTGGTAATACTATTGGTACATCTGCTAATTCGGGATATAATGCACAAAAAATTAGATTACACAAAGGACAATCCTATTATATAAATAATGCCTATGGTGCATTAACACATGTAGGAGATTTAAATAATAATTGGATTAAGACATTTGATGCTGATATATTTCCTTTATTTTATACACCAACACAAGAATGTTATTTATTCTTAACGATAACAACATGGCCAAGTATTCAAATGGTTGTAAATACCGACACAGTGCCAATTGCATATATAGCACATGGAGCGATAAAACGAACAATTCCGTTTCTTAGCCTCGATAAATGGAATTTATACGAAACGATTGATATAATCGTTGATATTAATGGAACAGGGGAGTATACAAGTTTAACACAAGCTATATCCTCAATAGTAGAATCAAATATAATTTATAATGTTTATATTAAAGAAGGAACATATGATATTGTAGCCGAAAAGGGTGGATATGCTTATGTAGCATCAATAACTAGTGGAGAAACAGAAGGATTAAAATTACCTAATAACGTCAATCTTATCGGTTTGGGTAATAAAGACAATATTATAATAAAAGGTTATGCTAGTGATAGTGTTGCAACTTTAGCTTTCACTACTGCTTTTTCAACTATTGTACTTCAAAAAACTAATACATTAGAAAATCTAACTATAACTGCTTATAATTGTAGGTATGCAGTACATGATGAATCGGGAAATGTATATAAAGATATAACTCGTATAGTTAAAAACTGTGTTATTAAACATTTAGGAAATGCTGTTGGAATGTGGGGCGCTCCTACTGGTTATGGAAGTGGTTGTAGTGCGAATGGAAATTATTTATTTGAAGATACAATATGTTATTCAAAAACAAAACATGGTTTTTCAATGCACGACAATAATTATACTGTACCAACAAATTTAAAATTTAAAAATTGTTGGTTTATAACCGGCAATAAAGCATTAGGTTGTTTAAGATTATCCACTTACTTTATAAAAACATTTAAAAATAGTGCTATATTTGATAATTGTAATTTTAGTGGCATGATACAATGCACCGAAGAAACAACTGGAAGTGGTAATGCTTGGAATATCACAGGTGGTGGTAATAATCAAACTTTACAATTAATAGATAATTCAGTTAGTGCTACAAAAGATTACTTTAATTTTTCAGATGAAACAAAAGTAATTTATAATGATACTGGAGCGACATTAACTAAATATACAGTTATAAAAAATGATAGTTTGGGCATTTTAAAAATGACTAATAGTTCACCATTATTATTTATGGGAATTGTGTTAAATGATATTGCAAATGGGGAATATGGGGTAGTTAAACAACATGGTTATATATACAAAAGTGATACAAATTTAACTGGTACATCAATGCCGGAGGGCAGTAAAATTGGTATAAGTGCAACTGGTACATTAGTAATAGTAACAACTGGAGATATTGTAGGAGTAGCAGTGTCAGGTGTATTTATTAAATTATATTAGTTGCATAATAGGATTATATGTCGTACATACAAATGTATATTAGTATGTACAAGTATGTAAAAAGGTTACAAAGTAATCACCCTGATATATAATAGTTTTTGGGGTGATTTTTATGGCAAGAGCAGATCATGTTAATATAAGTGTCAAGCCAGAAATAGTAGCGGAGTGGCGAAAGTATGCAGAGAAAAAAGGAATGTTATTATCTCCCTGGGTAGCTGCTAAAATGAAAGAGTTTATCGAAGAAGAAAAAGAACTTGAAGATTTAAAGAAAGCTAGGAAATAAGGACACCTGAGAGGGTGTCTTTTGCTTTAAATGTAAAAATCCCTTTTATGTCGATATTTGTTTTATTAATCTTTTTAAATAGTATTGACTATACATCAACGCTGATGTATAATAAAATTATAGAAAGTTAATAAAGCCACTCACCGCAAGGGAGTTAAGGAATAAAGGGGAAATACATTATGATGAATTTACAAGTTTTTAAAATGAAAGCCGGAGTAGAAAAAAACTGGGATGATGTAGACTTTGAAACAGAAATTGAAGTAGTTGCAACTATTGAGGGTGAAACCAATGAAGAATGTGAAGCAAAAGTAGTAGAAGATGGATTTGGAGATACAGACATATATGGATGGACATACAATGAAATTATCTAATATAAAAACTATACAGGAAGTTGCACTGGAGTATGATATTCCAGTGCCTACCCTTAAAACGAGACTTACTCTTAAAAGTCTTAATATGATTGAGGGCGAGGATTATAGGCGAATGGGTAAAGGTCAAAGTGTATTGCTAAGTCCTGAAGGTGTTAAAAAGATAATAAGTAAATAATAATGAAAAAGCACTTATAAAAGGTGCTTTTTTCACGTCAAAAGTTAGTACGCAATAGTAAATACTTATATTTATAGGTACTTATAAACCCTTATAAATAGCCATTTGTGAGTATAAATGTATATTATTTACAATCGGATAATATGACGTAGTAATTACAATAACCGAATAATACAATATAGGCACCTGAAAGGGTGTCTTTTTCATGTCTAAAAAATGAGGAGGCGGATCACAAAATTAAATAATAAAAATTAAAGGGGTGTTAATATGAGCGAATTGGTTAAAAGCATTGTCATAGTATGTTGTTCTGTAATTGGCGCGGTAATGGTGGTTAAAAATTCAATTTTAGTTACAAAAAAAGATGCGAAAGCCGAAACGAGAAGTAACACGATTTTAGAAACTAAATTAGATTATGTGGTTAAAGGAATAGATGACATTAAATTAGATTCGAGGGATCAGGCAAGACAAATAAATGATGTTTCGGAAAGAGTTGTAAGAATTGAAGAGTCGGCCAAGTCAGCGCATAAAAGAATAGATGAGCTTGAAAAATAAAATATATTGGGGGTAATTATTATGAGTAAAGTAGTATATATAAGTCCAAGCAATCAGGATCATAATGTAGGATTTGGGAATTATGGTACAGAGCAAAAAAGAATGTTTGAAATCGGTGAAGCTTTAAAAATAATATTGGGAAGATGTAACGTTACCGCTTATATTGCTAAAAAAGGTATGACATATCAAGCAGCAGTCGCAGAATCTAATTGTTTAAAAGCTGATATTCATTTGCCAATACACTCCAATGCTGCCAATACAATCGCTAGAGGGACATTAAGTATGTATACTAGTGCAAATGGCCAGAGACTTGCAAGTGCTATATACAATCAATTGGCTCCATTTACTCCTACAAGCGATATGGGATGTAAAGAAAATAAAAATCTTTATGAATTAAATGATACAAACGCAGTCGCAGCATACACAGAAATAGCATTTCACGATAACAAAGATGATGCAGCTCTAATAATAAACAACATAGAACATATTGCAGATTTAATCGCAAAAGGTGTATGTCAATATCTTGGAATTTCATATATTGGAAAGCCTGCTCCGGTTGCAAAAGTTCAATCTGTAAAATCAGATGTAATGTACAGGGTAGTAACTGGTTCATTTTCTAATCGTTCATATGCCGAAATTAGAATCGCAGAACTTAAAAATGCTGGTTTTGATAGTTTCATAGATTTAAAATAAATTTAGTTTTATAATTTCATTGTTCATAGATTTAAAATAAAAAATTGGAGGTTTTATAATGAATATAATAACATTTTTACAAGCGTTGTTAATGGCTTATTGGACAGATGCACTTTTAGTAATCGTGGTGGCTGTAGTCTTGTCCATCCTATATAAACGAGGTAAAACCGAACTTGTCAAAGAGATAATCTATAATTTAGTAGTCAAAGCAGAAAAGGAGCTTGGTAGTGAAACTGGTAGTGCAAAGTATAGCCAAGTTATATCTGACTTATATTTAAAATTACCAATTATATTAAGGTTATTTTTTACAACGCAAGAGCTTAACAAATATATAGAGGATGCTGTTGCATGGCTTAGGTCTAAATTGCGTAATCCAAAAGTAAATTTATTAAGTTATGCAGAAGAAGCAATAGTAAAAGCCACCGAAGCATCACCAGCACCTACAAAATAGTTTAGGACCTCAGGGGGGTAAATCTCCTTGAGGTTTTTTTTATTTTTTGTAGAAAATAATAACCACTATTTTACGCTTTACATTGGAACACATGTTCGGTATAATAGAACAAAGGAAGTGGGGCAGAATGATTACTAAAAAGCAAAAACGAGTTCTCGAGGCAATTAAAGACTTTATAAATATCAATAATTATTCACCTAGTGTAAGAGAACTAGCAACAATTTTAGATTTAAAATCAACTTCTACTGTACAAGGATATTTAAATAGATTACAAACGAAAGGTTACATTGCGAAAAATAATGACAATGCAAGAACTTTACACATTTTAAAAATGGAGGTTTAAAGTTCATGAAAATTATAGCAATATCTATAGAAATGGTCGCATGGACGGATGAACAAGGTAATATAAAACCTGTTAGATTTCGCATTGCCAATAAAGATGAAAGTATTTCGGTAATTAAAGTGGATAAAATTATAAGTGTAAAAAATGAAAAGCTTGCAGGCAATTTTATGCAAGTCTATACATGCCAAAGTACAATTAAAGGGGCAGAAAGAATCTATGAACTTAAGTATGAATTAAGCACCTGCAGATGGATTTTATATAAACTTTAAAACAAATTCAATTTCATGTTTGTAAATAAATAAAATTATTGATATTATTACAAGGAATAATATATTAAAGGGGGAGATGCAATTGAATAAAAAACATCTAGCTATTGTAGGTGCTCTAATAGTGGTATCTTTTATTGGTGGATTTTTCGTAGGGGACTCATCAGCCATAAATAGGATCAATGGGTCAATAAGCCAAAATGTAGAGAGCAGTACTACAGCGGAGGTAACAACGACAGAAGAAGCGCATGTAAAGGAAGAGGCAAAGAAAGAGGCAAAGAAAGAGCTAATAATAACTAAGGTTGGAGTCGAAGCAACTTCTGGAAGTTGGAGTATAAAAGTTTTAGATGCACAAGAAGCAACTACGGTTCAAGGTGGCAATAGTTCAGATAATAAAACCACAAAGCAAAAATTTATTATTCTAAAATTACAAATGAAAAATATAACTCAAAGTCCGATGCAATATGCACCAACTGAATTTATGTTAGGTGATATTAAATCCAATAGCCAATATGCCATAAACCTTGATGCTTTACAGGCAGCAAACAGTAATGAAATAATATATAAAGAAAATAGTGAATTTATAGGTGTATATGATGATGTAAATCCGAACATGCCAAAACAAACATATGTAATATTTGAGGTACCAAAAGATATGGTTATCACAGATGGAGTCATGACCAATGTAAATAGTGGTGCAGATACCGTTGGATATTATATTAAATAAATTTAAAAAATAATGGGCACTGATTAATCCATTGCCTTTTATTAAATAATATGTTATATAATTTAATAAAAGGAATATTAAAACATTTAACGAATATATACCATAGATTAAAATGAGGTGGTATATTTGGATGTAAAAAATAAACTTAAAGAAATAAGAATGAAAGAATATGTTATGGATCCACGAGAGTTTGCTGATTTTATAAGTGTTAATATTAAAGCTTATTATCAATGGGAAAGTGAAATTAGTAAACCCTCATTGGCAAAAGCTTTAAAAATTTCTTTAAAACTGAATAAAAATGTTAATGATATTTGGTACTTATAAAGAGTCCAAATATTTTTTTACTTTTAATTCTAAATTTTTTAGAATTATTATGAAAATTATTGAATATTTCATCAAAAACTACATAGATTAGAAGTATAGAAGAATCAAACAGGAGGGATACAATGCCGAAGATAGATGTAAGTTTTAAGAAAAAAGCAAGAGATATGAAATTATTTACTTATGTTAATGTATTGGATGAAAAAAGTGATTTTGTTAAGGATGCACTAGAATTTTATATAAGATATCTGGATGGAGTGATTACTAATGCCAAGTCCTAGTGCTTTTGATTTAAAACTATTAGATTTATTGCCTGATAGCATAAGTGGACTCATAAAATTTGCACTATTATGTATAGTTGTTTTGGTCCTATATAAAATATATGAAAAAAGGAGATGGAGTTAATGTTAGACACAGGATTACTCTTTAAATTAGGAGCAGTGGGGTTAATAGTAGTGGTTATTGAACAAATACTCGTGGGAGCTAAGAAACAGGATATAGCAACTATAATAAACTTTGCAGCTGTAATAATGTTGGTAGGAATAGTGGCGGGTTTAATGGCTAGTTTATTTAACACAATAAAAACTTTATTTCAATTGTAGGAGGGGAATATGGAAAAATTACATGCGTTTACTTTCAAACTTTTTATTAGTGTCTTTATATTCGCAATTTCTATTGTTGTTATTGATGTATTGATATAGGGGGTGCAATAATGTATTGGGAATTAGCAACGTGTACAGGGTGTATATATGGCATTTTAAAGCTATATAATTTTCAAGATAGAAAGATAAAAAACAACTTTAGAGAAATAGTAGAAAAGGCAGGGTTATTTAATAATATTCATCAAAGTTTAAGGGTCAGAAAAATTGATAATTTAGAGTATGGATATAAGCTTAAAATAGGCGTTCCATACGGTTTGGGAATGGCAGACGTAGAAAGGCTAGAGGATGTATTATTGACCAATACAGGTGCAAAGAATATAGGGTTTGAGAGGTTGCCCAATAAAAGTATGATAGAAATTATATTCACTACAAAGTCCTTTGAAAATTTTCAATATGAGCCTAAAAAATTAAAATCTTATGAGATATATATTGGATATACGTTTCAAAAAAGTATAATAGTAAATATGAATAAATTTCCCCATGTTTTGGTGGGTGGGGACACTGGCACTGGGAAGAGTCGATTGTTATTAGCTGTTCTTACTAATCTGATTTATAATTCAAATGTTGATATACACTTATTGCAAGTGAGAAAGAATGATCTGGGGGTATTCCAAGACTGTAAACAAGTAATATCTTTCAGCAAAACTTTAATTGATGTACGTGATAGTTTGGAGAAAATAGACAAGGAGCTACAACGTAGAGAGATTCTTATCGATAATACAAAAGGGATTTATAATGTAGAAGACTTTAACAAAAAAGCTTCTTATAAATTAAAATATAATTACATCATTATAGAAGAGTTTAGTTTTTTAAATATCTCAAAAGGAGACAGTAAGGGAGAGAAAAAGACAAAGTCAGAATGCCTAAAATATATAAAAAATCTAGTAAATGTAGGACGTAGTAGTGGAATGTTCCTCATTACTTCATTACAAAAACCCACAGCCGACAGTATTCCCACTGATATTAAGGCACAATTAACGACTAGAATAAGTTTAACTATAAAAGATACCCCAACAAGCATTGTAGTGATGGGTGATAACTCTGCCACGCTACTTAAGGAGAGAGAGTTTATATGTAAAACTCTTGATACAGACAAGGGGCATACGTTGACGATAGAGCATGATGATATAGTCAAAAATATAGAAAAGAGTTTTATTGAGAGGAAGGCCCCTGAAGTTCTTCCAATAGTTGAAAATGATTTAAATAATATCTTGAGTATATTAAATGAAATTAACAAATAGGGATATAGATATCATTAACTTCATTGGGAAAAATCTAGGAGCAACAATAGATCAAATGCAAAAATTATATTTTCCGTCTTATGATGTGGCAGCCAATAGATTGAAAATATTAAATAATAATAAATTTTTGAAGGTAACGGTTCATCCAGTACTCGGTAAAAAGGTCTATTATCTTAAAAAAATACCGAGTTTTCACAGTTTAGTTATTACAGATGTAACAATTTTATTAAAGGATAAATTGGAGTTTATGCAGCGTGAATATAAGATAAAAAATAATACAGTTGACTGTATATTTATTTTAAAAAAGGGCATAATATTAATAGTAGAGGTTGATATTTTCAATCGAACAAAAGATAAAAAAATAAATGAGATTATTAGTTCTCTAAACGAAAAAAAAATGAAATTTGAATTTTTAATAATTACTAAACACGAAGTTCAGAAGGAAAAGAAAAAAGAAAAAATAAAATATATTGGAATAAAAGAGATAGAAAAAAAGATAAAACAATATTTAATATAATACTATAGTATCATGAATCAAAATGTAAAAACAAACCTATTAAAATCAATGGGTTAGAGGTTATTAGAGTATCCAACGCACTGGATACTCTTTTTTATATGCTTTTGGATAGGAACATATATTTAAAAGGTATCCAAAAGTATGTCCAGTGTGGACACTATTTTGGAGGGTAACATATGACAAAAAGAACGCATATTGCAGTCGGAATAGCTATTACTTTACCCTTGCTTAATTTGATTCCAACATACGCATTCATAGGCATATTAGGTTCAACGATTGCCGATTGGGATTTACTACTAGGCATTAAACACAGGACAATTACACATAGCTTATTGGCCCTTATTTTAGTCACTATTGCTACTATGCTCTTAAATCTTAATATTGGTATAGTAATAGGAGTTAACTATTTTATACATTTAATTTTAGACAGCTTCACTAAAACAGGTACACCTTTTTTATATCCCTTCAATAAAAAATATTATGGGCTTAAACTTATAAAGACTGGTGGAGTAGAAGATCTATCTATTTGCTTGCTAGCTATAATTATAATTTTCATTTAAAGTCATTAGATTTAATTCTAGTGGCTTTTTTCTGTTTTTTTTTGAACGATTTATTTATT